CATACAGAAGCCTTGAAGCTTAATAAAGAATTGGAGGATGCCAATGTATCAACAATCAATGCTATTAATAGCCAGCGTGATGCTTTTAACTCTGTGCGCATGTACGACAACAGCAGGAAAAGTAGTAGTTGCACCGCAACAAAAGGTAATAATACCAGCACCACTACTGGAACCGATCAAGATAGATACGAACTTTCAGACGAACTTACAAACTTTCTCAAGTCTGAAGCCTACAGAGCAGATCAGATAGCAGCTTATGCTGCACTGTGCCAGAAGTTTGTAGTAGATAATAACTGTGGAATAAGTAGATAATGGAAACTTCTAGCAAGGGTGTAGCCCTTATTAAAGAGTTTGAAAGCTTTAGAGCGGCGCCTTATCTTTGTGCTGCAGGTGTGCCTACTATAGGCTGGGGAACCACTAGATACCCTGATGGAAGAGCAGTTAAACTGTCAGACCCTAAAATAACAGAAGCTGTTGCGGATATGTACTTGCATCATGACGTAACTACTTTTGAGAAGGCAGTTAATAAAGTGCTTACTATACCTATACAACAAAGTCAATTTGATGCTTGTGTATCGCTATGTTACAATATCGGTCAAGGAAACTTTACATCTTCCACTTTAGTAAAAATGTTAAACGCAGGAACTGCACCAGACCTAATAGCTCCGCAGTTTCTTCGCTGGGATAAAGCCAAAGGTAAGTCATTAGCGGGTCTAACACGTAGACGCAAGGCTGAGATGGCACTTTTTTTAACTAGCACTGCATAGAATTATTTAGGGGTTGATGGATGGCTTTACAATATCTTCAGTTTAGACCCGGAGTCTCCAGAGAGTCTACCAACCTTGCCAACAGTGGTGGGTTTTACGCATGTCAATGGGTGCGTTTTAGAAGTGGCTCGCCGGAAAAGATAAATGGTTGGACGCTACCTAGTGCTAGTACTTTCTTAGGTGAATGCCGTAATCTTGTAGAATGGGTTGCGCTTAACGGTAACTATATTGTTGGTCTTGGTACTAATGTAAAATACTACCTTTATATTGGTGGTGTGTACTTTGATATAACTCCTATCCGCTTATCAAGTAACCTTGCTGCAAACCCTTTTTACCCTATATATTCTACCCTTTCAGCGGGTATTTCAGCTACTGATACGACAATCCCCGTTACTAGTGGCACTTCGTTTGTTAATGTTTATCCTTATGTAATCCGTATAGGTACTGAAGATATTTATGTTGCTTCTGCGGCAGGTGTTACTTTATCTGGTTGTATTAGAGGGTATAACGGCACAGCAGCGGCTGTCCATAGTACGAGTGACGTAGTATCAAGTTCTTATTTAGTAGTGGCGAGTACTACTAACGGTGCTTTTACAGGCGACCATGTTATCTTTAGTGGGGCTACGGCGTTTGGTCCTTATACAGCGGCACAACTTAATGCAGACTTTGTTGTACAGTCTAACGCTTCTAACTATATTACTATTGATACGGGTGTCCAATCTACCTCTGTTACTAATGGTGGAGGTAGTGCTCCTGTTGTAGCTAAATACCAGATTCATGTGGGTTCTTCTTTTGATACCTTTGGTAACGGTTGGGGCGTAGGTGTTTGGGGTGGGAATCATGGTTGGGGTACCCCTGATATAACATCGGTTGGGGTGGCTGTTAGCATGACTATATGGAGTTCAGATACATTCGGGCAAGATTTAGTATACAACACTCGTAATGGTGGGGTGTATTATTGGGACGCTACAATTAACATGAATAACGCTGGTGCGGTTACTGGTCCCGGCATTGATATAACAAGTGCAGCTTTTGGAGCTGACGCTGACGCCCCTAATGTAGCAGCAAGAGTATTTGTAACTGAAGAGCGTCATATAGTTGCATTAGGTACAAACGACCCTAATGCGGTACTTTCCACAAGACAAGACCCTATGTTTGTTAGATGGTGTAGTCAGGAAGACCCTTTAACATGGACCCCAGCTGTTACAAATACTGCGGGAAGTCAAAGATTAGCCTATGGAAGTAGGCTTATAACCTCAGAAAAAACCCGTCAAGAAACTCTTATATGGTCTGATGCAGCCTTATATTCTATGCAATTCTTAGGCCCTCCATATACTTTTGGGTTTAACACCATATCTAATGAAATAACTATAGCTTCACCAAATGCCGTAGCAACGGCTAACAACATTACCTATTGGATGGGTAACTCTAAGTTCTATGCTTATTCTGGTCGGGTGGATACCCTGCCTTGTTCTCTGCGTCAATACGTATTTAACGACTTTAACTTCGCCCAAATAGGTCAAGTGTACGCTGGAACTAACGAAAAATATAACGAGGTGTGGTGGTTTTACCCTTCTAGTGCTTCTTCTTATAATGACAAATATGTTATATACAACTATCTAGAAAAGCTTTGGTACTATGGGGATGTGGATAGAACTGCATGGCTAGACTCTCATATCCTAGGGGCGCCTTGGGCAACTTATAACGGTCTACTGGTACAACAAGAAGAAGGTACAGATGATGGCTCTTTTAACCCTCCAGCAGGTATTCCAGCTTACATCGAGAGTGCCGACTTTGATATAGGGGAAGGAGATAAGTTCTCAGCTGTTAAGCGAGTTATACCTGACGTAGACTTTATAGGTTCTACTATATCTGCACCTGCAGTTACTATGACAGTATCAACTCGAAACTTTCCGGGGCAAGGAGTATTTAATAATGATACCCCTACTGACGTTATTGGAGCTACGGTTACTACTCAAGTGTACGACTACACTAACCAAGTTTTTGTAAGACTACGAGGCAGACAAGTAGCCTTTAGGATTAGTAGTACAGGAGCGGGTATAAAATGGCAGTTAGGTGTACCTCGTCTTGATATTCAACCTGATGGGACTAAATCGTAATGGCTAACAATAATAACGTACCTGCTCCAGTATTGCCTCTACCTCCCTTAGAGTATGATAATCAGTACATGAACAGCCTAATACGGTTATTAAATTACTATATAATACAGCAAGGGAATCCCGGCGACATACGGGGTAGTGTATTAGCATTATCAAGTGGTACTGTAACCCCAGATGTTATTATTGACACTATAGCATCTAACAGCGTAACTAAAGTTGTAGTACTAGACTTACCTACCAGTGCCACTGGTCTAGTATCAGGGCAGATATGGAACAACGCTAACGTCTTAAACATTATACCTTAGAGAAAAGAATATGGCATATAACCAAACTGCAAAAGGCATCTCAGCTCTAGGGCGTAAAGGCGATGACACCTTATTACATGTAAGCAAAGAAGAACTTGCTGGACTTCAATCACTATTAGGACCTATATCAGTTAACCCCGAAACGGGACTTCCTGAAGCATTTGCATGGAAAGATGTACTAACCACTGCACTCATAGGCCTTGCTGGAGCGTATACAGGTGGAGCGGCTGGGGCGTTAGCCCCTGAATTTAGTGGTTTGATTGGCACAGCAGTTGGATCAGGTGTAGGTGCATTAGGTGGGGGTGCAATAAGCGCCTCTGAAGGTAAGGGATTTGGTTCTGGTGCATTAGGTGGAGCAATATCTGGTGGTATAGGGGGGTATGGTGGGGCTACTTTGCCTGAAGCTACTACAACCCCTTTAGCTGAACAAACGGCTTTAGCTAAGCCCACCTCTTTAGGAGAGAATATAGCGGATATAGGTAGAGTACCTGTAAGAACTGCCCTACCTGAAGCCACACCAATTAATATAAGCGGGGAGGCATTCCCCAAAGACCCTTCAGCGAGTATGGCCCCTGCGTTAGAAATGCCTAGTCAACCTCCTGCTACCCCCTCTTATTGGGATGCTCTAGGGCAACAATCTTCAAGAATGGGCTCCAATAAAGGGTTAAGTGGTTTACTCTACCCTGTAGGTGCCGGTACTGCACTAGGTACTGCGGCTACTGATATGATACAGCAGGGTAATACGGAGAGAGAACTAGCTAAACAACAACAAGCCTTAGCTGATGCCAATGACTTAGATCAACAACAGTACTTTGCAAGCTTAGGTTACGATTTACCTCCATTAGCAGCACTTAATAACCCAAGTTCAGCTGCCCAACGGGACTATATACAGAACATTATTAGCCCTAGAGGGGCTGCTGCTGGTGGTTCTATGGCAGTACAACTGCCTATTGGTGGGACTCAAGTATCGGCTATTTTACCTCCTAAGTATGTTGGTGTAATGGAGAAAGTAGATATACCTAGTGAGCAAAACGAAATTAAAAATGAACTAGGACTGGCAACTGGGGGTTATATCAATACTCAACCTGTACACCCAGAGAACTTTTACCCACAATCTCAAATACCAAGTGCACAGCCTTACCCAGCATCTACACCACAACGCCACGAAGTAATAGACTACTATAAGGACGGCGGTTTTTTAGACGGCCCCGGTGATGGAATGTCTGATGACATCGCTGCTAATATAGATGGGGAAGAAGAGATTAGATTAGCTGATGGCGAGTTTGTTGTACCTCCTGATCTAGTGCGTATGTTAGGTTTTGGTGATCCAGAGAAAGGTGCCAAGTTATTAGACAACTTACTGCCTATAGTACGTCAAGCCTCTCATGGTAAGAAGACCCAAATTAAGCAAGACGCAGGTCGTTTAGCTGCTGAAAAGATGTTAGCTAGAGTGGCAAAGGGTAAGAAAGCGTGAACTCCCTCCAGACTCAAGGCACTATAAACTCTATTGATGAGCTTGCTATACGCATACAAGCTGGAGTGGACAGCGGAGAGTTAGGTTCTGCAGAAACGCCTTTAACTCATTACCACACAAAAGAGTTATACGGGCGTAGAATTATTGTCCCAGCAGGTTGTTTATTTACTACTAGAGTGCATAAAACAGATCATATATCTGTGGCTTTTAGAGGTCGTATTACTATGCTAAATGCTGAAGGTGAAGCCCAAGAGGTAACAGCCCCTGATATGTTTATAACCCCTGCTGGGACGCACCGTGTAGTATATGTGCACGAAGAAGTAGAATTTGCTACTATCCACCATTGTGAAGAGCAAGATGATGATAATATCGTTGAAGTGCTTTCGTTTAATACTATGACGGAATATTTGGACAACCAATTACAAATAGGAATACAACAATGAGTCTTATAGCGGCGTTAACAACAGTAGGGACGACAGTGTCCTTTGGACTAGCGTCAGGCCTAGGAGCGGCTATACTTGGGGGCGCAACAGTAGGTACGGTGGGTGGAGCAGCTATAGGCTCAATAAAAGCAGCAGCTTCAGGAGAGGATATAGGTAAAGGTGCTCTTGTGGGAGCAGTTTCTGGTGGGGTTACTGGAGGGGTAGCTCCGGGGTTAGGTTCTGCGATTGCCGCACCTATTGCTTCTGGAGTTGGTTCTGTCGCCGCCCCTGTAGTGACAGGTGCTGTAGTTGGAGGAGTTTCTGGCGCCGCTGGCGGAGCTGCTGGTTCTGCTGTTGGTGGGCAAGACGTAGGTAAAGGTGCTTTAATGGGGGGCGCTAGTGGAGCCGTTGCTGGCGGCGCTATGGGGGCTATAGGCCCTGCTGAAGTAGGTAACGCTTCCCCTAATATAGAAGGTGCAACTGTACCTAAAACGCCATTAGACTCTTTAGTTCCTCAACCTACATCAAGCGTGGCTTTACCCAATTCCCCTGTACCAAGTACATCTGCAAATGCTTTAGGAGATATAGCTCCCCCTTCAACAACTTTAAATGCTAACCCAAGTTATAGCGCAGGGCAAATAGAAACAGGACTTACAGGACTAGCAGGAGTTGCAGGTACTGAGTACACAGGTAAAGGTATAATAGACGCCCAAGATGCTGCAGCTAAAGCCGCTGGTGAAGATAAAGCACGAGGTTTAGACTTTGTTAATCAAGGTAGTTCTGGGTTGGCAGGAGTAAGAGCAGCTGGGCTACCAGATGGTACAGGCCCATTAGGCGGTCTTGGGAGTATAGGTAGGGCTACTGGTGGTATTACAGCTCTGGCACATGGAGGTCAAGTTGCTCTTGGTGATGGTGCATATATTATCCCTGCTGATGTGGTTAGTGCTCTGGGTAATGGCTCATCTAAAGCAGGGGCTGAGTATCTAAGACAGCTTATGATTGCAGTGCGTAAAGAAGCTGTTGGTCGTCAAGGTATGGGAGCGGCTAAAAAGCATGTCTCTTAAAGTCCAACAAGTACCTATCGAATATGTGAACCAAATATGGGATCACGTTGAACATTTTATAGAAGCAGCTCTTGAATACGCCTCTGGGGACTACAATGCCGAAGAGGTAAGAGTGATGGTAACACAAGGGTCATGGCATCTTATAGTTGCTGTTGATGACGAAAATACTATACAAGGAGCCTTAGTTGTGTCTTATTTTAATAGACCCTCTGAGAGAGTTGGATTTGTTGTAGCTATTGGTGGTAAACTAGTATCTAACAGGTCCACATGGGCTCAATTTGAAGACATACTCCGGTCAAACGGTGCTACTTACTTAGAAGGTGCTGGTCGTGAATCTATAGTTAAACTATGGTCTCGATATGGCATGAAGCAAAAATATATAATTACAGGTAAATCCCTATGATATTCAAACCAAGTAGTCTTCACAAGTTATTCTTTACTTACATCTGCCCTAGATTCTATGGTGGTGCACCAGCGGCTCCGTCAAACACTACATCTACTCAAACGGTCAATCAGTCTCCGTGGCAAAACCCTGTCTACCAAGCTCTTATGTTAGGTACTGCAGATAAGCCCGGCCCTGCAACTAGTATGTTAAATGCTAGTAGAGAGCAAATGGCCCAATGGAACGCTATTAATAAATTAGGGGTTACTCCTGTTGCGCAAGCTTCTTTAGGTACATGGAACCCTAATACCCTCGGAAGTACATCTACAATAGTTGATGTAGTAAACCCAAATACCGGAAGGTATACCCCCACAGTAAACCCTGCACTATGGAAAAAGGATGCTACTGGGCAATATGTTTCAGCTGTTAGTCCTACCCCTGCTGCAGTACCTGCAGTTGCCGCTCCTGAACCAGTACCCGGTGCCGCTCAAGGAGGCCTTATGGGTCTTAGGGGGTATGCTAGTGGAGGGGAACTTCAAAAAGCAGCCCAAGTGGCATGGGGTAGAGAACTAACACCCGCTGAATTAGCTGAATGGACATCAAATACTCCTTATGCTAAAGTGTTATCTGATATGCAAGGGAAGTCGGAAGGAGTACAGTATACGGCGGCAATAAAAAAATATGTCCAAGACAATATAAACAATCCTCAACTAGTAGCGGACACCGCTGCAAAATATGGCCTATCAAACCAAGACCTAGCAACTGCCACAGGCTATAGTATAGATAAAGTAAATAGCTATATAGCGGGTACTACAGGCACACCTCCTTATGGTCTAATGGACACCATGAAGAAAGTTGCTTATTTTGATCCCGTAACAGGTAAGTCTACTTTAGCTGATTTTAACGCTATTCAAGATACCGCTAGAAACTTAAAAACTCCAGAACAATTTGCTGCCGCTACCGATATGTACGGCAAGTCTACAGCAGGGCTAGAAGCAGCTGCGGGATATAAACCTACTGATGTTAATGCTACTAAAGCTGATGTGGCTGAAGCCGCTAGTCAAGGATACAACGCTGCTAATATGCAGGGGGCGGCTGGTGTAAGTGCTAGTCCATTAACCGATTATCAAATGAAGGGGCCTAGTGATGTAAACGCTCCTACAGCAGGTACTGCTCAAATGGTAGGGCCTGAATCTTGGTTAACTCCGGGTACGTCACAAGCGTATATGAACCCCTACGTACAAAACGTAGTAAACCTAGAAAAAGAGCAAGCTAATAGGGACTACCAACAACAACTTAACCAGCTTAATGCCCAGTCAGTAAAATCAGGTGCTTTTGGGGGGTCTAGACAGGCTATACAACAATCGGAAGCGGCTAGAAACCAAGCTTTTAATCTAGCTAATATAGAAGCTAAAGGCTTAGAGAATGCCTATACCCAAGGTGCACAACAGTTTAATACTGCACAAGGCCAACAACTACAAGCAGGTCAAGCTAATTTAACTACCGCTCAACAGACTAACTTGGCAAACCAAGCGGCTCAAATACAAGCTATGATGGCTAACCAAGGTATGGACTATAATACAGCCTTTCAAAACTTGCAAGCTAGAATGGGTATACAAAATACAGCGTCTTCTCAAGACCTGCAAGCGGCTATGGCTAACCAACAAGCTCAACAACAAACACAAGCGGCTAACCAAGCATCTAAAAATGCGGCGTCTCAGTTTACTTCAGGGGCTCAAAATACAGCTAACTTAGCTAATCAACAAGCAGCAAACACTGCTAGTAACGCCTACACCCAACAACAGTTAGCTGCAAATCAAGCAAACCAACAAGCGGGTCTACAAGCTAACCAACAAGGTATCGGTGCTCTTCAAGGTGTAGCTAGTAATGCTTCGGGACTAACTGGTACAGGCTCTGCTGCTAACGCTGCTAACTTAGCTAACTTAGGGGCTCAAGGACAAGTGGCCCAAGCTGAACAAAACTTAGGTCAAAGCTATTTAGATGCCCAATCAGCTAACGCTACTAATTGGCTCAATGCTCCTACTTCTATTAATGCAGGGGCAGTTAATATGCTGGGTGGTCAGAATGTGCAAGGAGGTACTGCAACAACTACAGGAACATCAGCTCCAGCTAAGTGGGCTCGTGGTGGACTAATTAAAAATGGCAAAGTAAGCAAAGGGAGTAAAAAATAATGAGTGTTCCAGTAACTAATGAAGCTTACAGCCAGCAAAACAACCAGCTCTTTGATTGGGCAAAAACAGCTACTCCACAGCAGATAGAGGCGGCTAAACAAGGACTACCCATAGACTCTCCTCTATTATTAGCTATAGGTATGGGTGTTCAGTATCAACAACAAGCTAGAGCGCCTCGTCCTCAAGCTCCCCAAAAGACTATAATGGAGCAAAAGCTAGGTGAGTTTACTCAAACGTCTTCGCAAGGCTTACCACAAGTAGGCCAGAACCAGATGGCTATGCAACAAACAGCTCAAAAAAACCCTATGTTCGGTGCAGGACTAGCGGTAGCCCCTGAGAATACTGAGCAAGCTCCAGCCCCTCAACAAATGGCAGCAACAGGCGGTATAACTGCTTTAGCTCATGGGGGTGAAGTTAGACGTTTTGAAGTAGGTGGTAGTTTAGCAGACGTTGAAGAAGATAGTTTGGCTAACATAGTAGATGAAGAAGATATAGATAATGCAGGGCAAATGTTTGATAGTTTTGCAAAACAAGCTAAAAGCACAGGTACTGATCTTTTAGATAAATATAAGTCTATGACAGCTCCGAAGGGTGTTGCTAGTGCAGGACTACCATCAATTAATTTAGGAGGAGACCCAAGCTCTCCTACTGGCGCCTACAAAGCACCTACACTAGATACCGCTATTTCTGATATGGGGGTACCTACTACTGGCGGAACTAGCCCTAAAATTAAATCTACGTTATCTGATTTTGAGGAGGCTCCTAAAGCTAAACCTAAAGTTAAAGCGCACCATAGCAAAAAAGATAGTGCTCCTGCTCCGGGTAGTTCAGCAGAGGCTAATGAAAACTCTCCTACAGCTAAAGGGGAAACATATCAAAGTTTAGATAAGTACCTCTCTAAAGGGGTTGTAAACCCTAATGCTTATGATGCTGATTCTGTAGTATCTAATATGTTAAACAAAGATACTACTCCACATCTTACAGCAGAAGAGTCAATAGCAGAGTATCAAAAACTATTAGGTCCTGAAGCTGACATGTCTGAAGAAGTAGGTATGGCTAGAGAAGCTGCGGCTAACGCTAGTAGAGACAAGGGGCTTGGTGCATTAGTTGGAGGTATAGGTGGTATGTTATCTGCTCAAACTCCGTATATGGGTCAAGCTATCGGGGCGGGTCTTATGTCGGGTCTTTCATCTTATCAATCAGGTGCTAAAGAACAAGGTACTGCGGATAAGGAATTAATGGCTCTACAAATGGCTAGTAAGAAATCAAAACTACAAGGACATAGAACTGCTGCTGAGGCGTATATAGGTCAACAAGCTAAGATGGCTGAGAAAGCAGAAGAAGCTAGGACTAGGATACATGAACTACAGATGACACAAGGGAGTGCTGCAAATGTAGCTGGTATTAATGCTGCAAGTGCTGCAAATGTAGCAAAGATTAATGCTGCAAGTGACCAAGCTAAACAAATATTAGCAAACATGTCAGAAATGGATAAAGCGAGGTTTGTAGCAGGTACTTTGACAGTTAAGGATATATCAGCAGTCGTAGGTTCTGGGTTACGAGGTGGGTTGGAATGGAAGGATATACAAGAATCTATGGAAGGGTTATTAGGGATGACAAAAGGTGGTTCTAGTGGGGGTGGTTCTGGACAACCATTTAACTCTCTTGGAAACGGTTTTGGAGTGACCAAAAAATAAAGTATAATATTCCCTATTAAATTTACTAACTGGAAGCAGCATGGCTAATACAGAGATAAACCCTTTCGCTTATAACCCTGCTGCTGCCGCAAGCCTATTTGGAGCTCAACCTCCGCCGCCTGAACAAGCACTCCCTGAAGAAGACATGTCACAGTACATGCCTCAACCTCAACAAGGACCTGCCTCTTCATACGGAGAAGCGTTTCTAAAAGCTGAGGGTCAATACGGGCTACCAGAAGGCTTACTATCTACTATAGGCTACAATGAAAGTAGGTATAACCCTAATGCCGTAAGTCCTGCAGGTGCTACTGGGCTGATGCAGTTAATGCCTCCTACTGCTAAAGAGTATGGGGTTGATGCACGTGATCCGTATGCATCTATTGATGCTGCTGGTAAGAAAATGGCAGGTTTGATTAAGTATTATAATGGCGATATGGCTAAGGCTGTTGCTGCTTATAACTACGGTGAAGGTAATCTTAATAAAGCTATACGAAAAGCAGGAGACAACTGGTTATCAGCTACCCCTAGAGAGACGCAACTATATGTATCTAATATATTAGGAGGAGCGCCCCCTCCTGAACAAGAAGGACCTACAGGAGACACTTATGACATTCCTTTATCTAATGGAGACATACTCCACGCACCTATAGGTGTTTCTAAAGAAGATGCACTAGCTTACGCTAGGTCTAAAGGTATAGATGCTGTTGGTTTAAGAGACATACTCTTAGCAAATGGAGACACTTTACACGCTCCTGAAAATCTAACTGACGAAGAAGCTATTAAGCAAGTATCTGCTTTACATCCTGACATGGACTTCACCCTACCTAAAAAAGAAACAGAAGGTCGTGGTACTAAGGTAATAGAAGATATCGGTGTAGGCGCTGCAAAAACTGGTGTGGGTTTAGGGCAGTCTGTTATAGGGTTAGCTGATCTTCTTACACCGGGAGATTTAGGGGGAGCCGTTGAAGATGCAGGGCTTGACCTCAACAAAGTGCAAGAGTACTTAAGTACACAGTATTCTCCCCAACAACAAGAAGCCATTAAGAACTTAGCTGCAGCTCATGGATGGAGAGCTGTCCTACAAGCTGCTAAAGATAACCCCTCAGCAGTAGTTTCGGCTCTAGGTGAGTCTGCAGGTCAAATGGTAGGTGGTGCAGGTATAGCTAAAGCAGGGTTAATGGGGTTAGGCAAAGTTCTAACTAAAGTACCAGCAGCCGCTCCTTATTTTGCCACAGGTCTTGGTGAAATGGGTATGGGTGCAGGTGCCCAGAAAGAGAACTTAAGAGTTACCAACCCAGAAGGCGAAGCAACAGGAGCAAATACTGAAGCGGCGTTAATGACAGGATTAGGGACAGGTGTAGTTGGAGCTGCAGGTGCTAAACTTACTACGGCATTAGGTGGTATTGACCCCAACTTACTTCTCTCAGGTAACGCTAGGAAGATGGCACTACAAGAGTTTGGGGATGTTGCTAATACTCCGGGGTTCTTTAGGTCTACTATAGTATCTATGATAGGAGAAGGTGTATTCCAAGAAGCACCTCAATCAGCCATAGAACAAATGTCCCAAAACTTTGCCACAGATAGACCTCTATTTGAAGGCGTAGAAGATGAAAGTGTAAAAGGTGCCCTTATGGGTGCTCTTATGGGTGGTGGTGCAAACACTGCTAGTCAACTAGTGGGCACTACAGAACAAGCACCTCCTCCACCTCCAGCACCTCCAGCACCCGTAAACCCTCCAGCAGGTGAGATACCTGTACCCCCTCAAGGCGAATTACCTGCACCTCCAGTAAACCCTTTAACTATCACTCCTGAAGAAAGAGCACGTATAGCTGAAGCAGCGGCAGGCGGCCCACCAGTAGTAGCAGAAGCACCAGTAGTAGCCGGAGCACCAGTAGTAGCAGAAGCAGGAGCCCCAGCGGAAGAAGTTGTAGCTGTGGAAGAACCTATATTAAGAGGGAAGAAAGAAAAACCTGTAAAGACTGAGCCTACTTGGGTTACAGATGTGCTAGGACTAAAGAAATCTAGTGGAGCATATAAACAAATTGCAACTCAAGGGTTAGATATTAACAACCCTGCTGACCATGAAGCTATTCAAAATATACTGGTTCCTATTATTGCCGACCCTGCAAATGCAAAGACAATAAAGGCAGGGGGTATAGAAGCCCTAACCCAACAAATGGATGCAATACAACAAGGACAAATTACACCTACACTAGGAGAGACAACTGATGCCCAGCAAATCCCCAGCACAAGCCCGATTAATGGCGATGGCAGCACACAATCCCAAGAAAGCCAAGCAGCTGAAGATATCACCCAAGCTGGCAAAGGAATGGAATCAGAAGGACAAGGGATCGAAGCTGTTGAAACAGGCGCTCAAGAAGAAGTAGCTCCTGCTGTTTCCTCAATAATGGTAAAGGCAGCGGACTCAGTCCTACAAGATTATAAAGAAAAACCTATACCTAGAAATATAGGGCGCTTACGTACCATTGCAGAAACCTTAGAATTACCTGTAACTGCAGACACGCCACATGCAGAAGTATACGACCTAGTAGCTAGGGCTATAGCACCAACACAAGACATGGGTAGAGGAATACAAATAAATGCAAATGAGCAAGGGATTGATAGTGTAATAAATAAAGCAGCTAAACAAGATGAGGTTGTTGATGAGGGCCTACAGGCTCGTTGGATACAACACGCAAAAGAAGGGACTTTACACAAGGCTGAAGATGATGTTACAGACTTTCACTACGACTTAAAAACATCAAACCCTGACGCTCACGCAAAAGCTGAAAAAGCTAATACACAGGCAATAAAAACGGCTGAATATACTAAAACTATAGCAGCTGAAGAACGTATTGCTAAAGAAGACAGGCTAGAACGTGAAGCTAAAGCAGTTAATTTAGAAACTATAAAGAAAGCAGTTGAAGCTAAGCAAGCAGAGGGCGTTACCACAACCCCTATAACAGAAGCAGCTATAACTGATACTATACAGGAAGCAGATTTAAACCCAGACGATGATGAGTCTTTATATGATGAGGGTGATGATAAAGAATATGTATCAGACCAAAAAGATTGGGGGTCAGTAGCACCTACTTCTGAAACTACCGAACACACCGCCGCTTCGTTGTCTAAGACCCTATCACCTGAGATGAAACGCCTAGTGGCATCTGGTAAAGCTGTTATACACGACACGGCTGAGACTCTACCTGAAGGCAAACACCCTGAGAATGTGCAAGGTCTTACTACTGCTGAAGGTGTAACTCACTACGTAGCTAACAAACTAACGCCTGAGACTTTAGAGAACGTAGCATTGCATGAGGTGGGAACCCATGTAGGTATGGAGAACTTAGTTGGGTCTAAAGTATACAAGGACATTGCACATCAAGCCCTGAACAATGTAGGAGAAGTTTTTGATAAAGCTCGTGCTGCTATTCCTAAAGATACACCTACACACTTACGTCACCATGAAGCACTTGCTTATCTAGTAGAGAACGCTCCGAACTTACCTGTAGTTAAAAAGATTGTATCTGCAGTTAGGAACTTTGCTCGTATGCACTTGGGTATGAAGATACAACTAACTGAAGCTGATGCTAGGCACCTAGCTGTTAAAGCCTTACGTAGAGAGTCTAAAACTACTAAGCGCACTGCACGTAAAGAAGGTACGTCTTATTCAATCAAACCAACTAAAGATGCACAGAATGTCGGTACTTCGCTTGATGAAGCTAACCTCGTTCAAACCTCAGATAAGAGTATGGGAGCGTCTGTTAAAGAAGGTATTGCAGAAGCAACAAAGGGAGGAGCACTAACTAAACTACGAGCAGGATGGGTAGATAAAACAGCGGGGTTAAGTAGAGCCTTAAGAAACTTACCTATGTTTGATAAGAGTGGTGCCCTACGAGCTGATATGCTGATACAGGCAAACGAGCAGTTGTATAACGTAATCCGTAATAGTGATGGGTATCTAGTATTTGCAGGTGATGGAACACTTATGTCTGTAACTGAGAAGCGTCTAGCTCTTAGTGATATCTTTAAACGTATTGATGCATTAGGGTATAAGAACTCTCGTAAGACTTTCTTCACGGCAATGCGTGTTCTAACTGGAGAACAAAGCCTACGTAAGGACGTAGAGCGCCGAGCTGATGCTAAGTTGTATAAGGAGTTTGCAGATGTTCTACAGAAAGATATGGATAAGCTTACAGGTGCTCTAGTAGATGCAAAGAGGTTACTTGAAGCTGCCATTACTGCTAAAGATGCAGTTCAAATAAAAGACCTTAGAGCCGCTATAAGTGATATTAATAAAGAAATTAAAAGTGTCGGTGCTAGAGCTGCAAAACTAAAAGAAGAATCTAATAGGCTTTATGCTAGACACGGTACGAAGTCTGCAGTTGATATACAAGCTGACATAGATGCTAAGGTAACAAAGGCAGAGAAGAAAGAAGCACTTGCGGCTACCACTACAGACAAGACTAAACGTGACTCCTTACTAGACCAAGCTGAGAGACTTAGGAATGATGTTGATAGATTAACTAAGGTCTTAGAGAAAGGTGTAGGTACTGAGAAGCTTGTAACACCTGAACAGATAGCTGAAGTTAAAGACCTACTAGCTAAAGACCCTAGACTAGAACCTATTATGGGTGATATATGGGAAGGGCTTCGTAAGCTAGTGGACCTATGGGAAGTGGAAGGTCTTGTAGACTCTACTATAGCTAATGATTGGCGTGATAACCCTTCTTATATCCCATTGTATAAGAGCATGGATGACCTATTAGATGATCCTTCAGGGTATGTAGAAATACTTAAAGTTGGTGCTAAGCAATTAGGAGAAGTTAAAGCTCGTAAAGGAAGTATGCAAAGTGTTAATGTCGGGGAGAACTTAATAAAACACCAAGCTTTTATGGCAGGAGCAGCAGCTCAAAATGCAGCTAGGCGAGTAGCTGTTGCCCATATGGAGCAGATGAATCCCGATACT